TCTGGTACGGATGCGGCTACTGGCCCATTCCGTTGGGTTCAGACTGTGAACGACACTGTGTTTAGTGCGTTTGTTGCGCCTAACCTTACGAATGCTAGCACGAAGCTAATCACCATTACTATCCCTGCTGGGGTTGGCATTGGTGGTACTATTACGAGCTTCACGCTTACATCTGGAGCGGTTATTGCGTATCGTGCGTAATGTCCCAGTTTCGGTCTACTGGTGGGCTGGACGACTCGATTGCCGAAGATGGTGATCGTGGATTCTCTGGCGTGAACCAGAGGTTGCAGCTTAACCAGTTGAAGGCTGGGGAGGTAAGGGAGTCCTTGAACGGGCGCATGGAAGGTTACTGGAAGCCCCGCAAGGTGGTGGTTTCTAGGACTGGAGCGTTGGCTGTTGGTGGTGATCCGTTGCAGTTGCCGTTCTACCTGATTGATGTTGCCAAGACCATATCTGGCGCAACCGTTCCAAGCACTGGGACTATACGAATTACGGTATCTAGTCATGGGTTTCCTGCTGCGTCATCTGGATGGGCTAGAGTTGCAGGATTAGACGCTGCGGTTAATGGAGACTATGTGCTATCCTATGTAGATGCAAACACATTGCAGTACACCGTGGCTGGAGTAACCTCCGTTACGGATGTTAATGGCACACTCTCCCAAATGCCGATCAACGATTCGGCTAACGCCAATGTACGAGCCTCCTGCTTGTTCAGCGATCCCAACTCCAACAACAAGGAGTTTGTAATTGTAGCGTTGGACACGGTTGCTAAGAAGATTGACTTGGCTGCGGTCGAGGCTAACTCCCTGTATGTTCCAGAGGACATCCCATATCCCTCTGGAACTGCCTTGGGCGCGGACACCGACATGATTCAAGTGTTCGACAAGGTTATGCTATTCCGAGAGGGGCAGCAGGCGTTGGAGTGGTATCCTAATGGTAGGCCCATTCTTTCTGCGTCACAGAGTGGAACCACCGTTACAATGCGCGTCCGTGAACACGGGCTTGTGGCAGGCACATCTGTGGTGATTGCTGGTCTAACTGGTGGCACTCCAGCTAATGGTACATTTACGGTTCTTTCTGGCGCGGGTCTAACTCAAGACCAGTTCCAATACACCTTTACTACAAGTCAGACCCAGACCTTTGTGGTAACTGCCGCCACCATGACTGACGGATTCACCTTTTCTCCGGGAGGGACTTACACCCAACCACAGGTGTTTGTTTCCGGCCAAGGCAATGTTTCTGTTTTAAATGGACAAGTTTCCTTAAACCTTAGCGTATCTAACGATACCGTATTTGCTGGGGATGTCATTAGAGTTTACGAGAGCGATATACCAGAGTTCTCTGCGATTGTTGGAAAGGACTTCCAAGTGTCGTCTGCAACGCTGACAAATATCACATTCTTTGCGCCTGTGGCAAACATCACGGCAAGTGGATCTACTAATCAGATTGAGTTCGGTGGTAGGTTCAGCGAGGGCGGCGGGTTCATGCATCAACCGGGTGCGCCTTGGGGTATTCACTTCCAACGCCGCCTGTGGGTTCCGTACTATTACGACCAGTCTGGGGCTTACAACGCAGTCACCTACACCGACCGCAAGATCACAGACGAGATTGCCGTATCCGACATTCTTGATACCACCACCTTCGACCAGATCGAAAACCAGTTTCGTATTTCTGGTGGTACTGCTGACTATGTGGTTGGGATGCATGGGTTCTACGACGATGCATTGATTGTCCTCAACAGAAACAGCATCCACCAGATTAAGGGGACGCAGGGGACGCTTCTAGACACTAGGGTTACAGAACTAACCTCCGAGGTTGGCTGCTTAGCTCGCAAGTCTGTGGTGATGAGGGCTAACACCATGATGTTTCTGTCGGACGATGGGGTATATGGTGTGGAATTCCTTAACGATTACAACCTTCGCGGGGCCGAAGAGCCAATTTCCAAGAACATACAGCCTTACATTGACAGGCTCAACAAGGATTTGTCTAATAGGTCAGTTGGAATTTTGTTCGATAACAGGTACTACCTTGCGGTTCCGCTGGATTCCGCTCCGGGCATTAACGATGCTCGCGGGAACAACTCAATTTTGGTGTACAACTTCCTAAATGGAGGCTGGGAGTCGCTAGACACCTTTGGTGACACTAGATTCTTGATCGAAGACCTTATTATTGGTTCAGCGGGGGTAAGAAACAACCTGTACGCTGTGACCGCTAACGGTGGGTTGCACCAATTAGAAGCGTTTGATGACTCAAATGACAACATCAGCGTGTCCAATACCAATGATGTTAAGACATCAGCACCCATTCTGTCTAAACTAATTACCCGTGGGTACGACCTTGAGACATTGGAGCGGAAAAGGTTTACCGACTCTCAGATCAATATGCAGGGGTTGCCCAGCCAGAATTCTGAATACCTAATTGAGTTCGCCGCTGAAGATCCAGACAACTCATCGACTATTGGGACTACTACTCAATTCCTTGATGGACAAGTTCTACAATCAACCAACCCATTGGAGGCTGAAACGGCAAGCATTAGGTGCAGGCTTGGTGGTATTAGGGGCTATACAGGAACCATGATCTTGACAAGGACACAGGGTTCAGCCAAGATAAACTCAATCAAAGTTGCTGGATCAGTAACAAATAGACAAATCATCTCACAGAAATAAGTTATGGGCGCGGTTAATACAACTTACACTTTTACGGCTACTGACACGATTACTAGCACGAAGATGAATAATATCATCGACGAAACCGTGATGACTTCTGATGCCGTGCTTGGTGGATCTGGTGGAAGCGGTGGACTGGATATTGCGTCTGGCAAGTTGAGCATCTCTGCTAATGCTATCAACTCAAGCCGACTTGCGTCAAGTTCGGTTACAACCAATGCCATTACAGATTTGAATGTAACCACTGCAAAGATTGCAGATTCTGCTGTTACATCCGCAAAAATTGCAGATTCTGCTGTTACATCCGCAAAAATTGCTGATGGAGCAATTGTAAATGTTGATGTTAACGCATCAGCGGCTATTGCTGGAACAAAGATTTCACCAAATTTTGGAACGCAAAACATTCAAACGACTGGCAATGTATATTTAGCAAATACCGGATCATGCATTGTGCAAGCAGATAGCGGAACGGTATCAGGGCAACTTTATTCAAGTTCAACCAATTCTTCTGTAGCTGTAGGTTCCGTTTCAAATAACCCATTGGTGGCATTTACCAACAACACAGAGCGCATGCGGATTACCGCAAGCGGGAATGTGGGGATTGGAACTGAAACACCGTGGGGGAAGTTTACTGTGTCAAATGACGATCAAGATGGCGTGTCTTTGTATTCAAATGCCAATTCCTCAACAATAGACTTAGGTGGGTTTATAAATTCAACTGATGGCGCAGCAAGAATAATTTACAACAGAACTGCTGGAAGTTTTGGGATACAAAATGGAACAAGGTCAACACAAACAGAAAGACTTACTATCTTAAATAATGGTAATGTTGGTATTGGAACAAGTAATCCATTTGGAAAACTCACTGTATCAAATGACGATCAAGATGGCGTGTCTCTATTTTCTAGCGTTAATGATTCCATTGTTCAACTTGGTGGATTTTTGAATTCAACAGACGGGTCTTCAAGAATTAGGTACTACAGGAGTACTGGACTTTTTGAGTTTTCTACTGGCACAAGAGATACCCAAACCCAGCGCATGTTTATTGACCCAAGCGGTCAAATTGGGCTTGGTAGTGGACTATCTGGAAATGCTTTAAATGATGTTCACATTAACGGTGGACTTAGATATACGAATCCAAATGCCGCTGGGAGTGGGACTTACTTAGTTATAGACGCTAATGGCGACATTAAAGCACTTGGGTCATCACTTAGATACAAAAACTCAATTGAGGATTACAACAAAGGCCTTGAAGAACTCAAGCAACTTCGCCCTGTAACATACAAGTTTAATGGTGAAGATGTCGTCACCGCTGGATTTATTGCCGAGGAAGTTGATGCTATTGGCATGGACGAGTATGTTATCAAAAACTCTGAAGGCCAACCAGATTCTCTTAACTACGGTCAAATGGTGGCCTTGCTTGTCAATGGTATTAAGGAACTTTCCTCAAAGGTTGATGATCTTGAAGAAAAGTTGCAAGAGCTTCAAGGTAAATGAACCAGCACCCAGCTAAAGCAATAGTAGCATATGAACCTTGACCTTTCACACATCGACCCAGATGTACTCGCTACCTGTAGCGAGGTGGATAAGATTGAGTATGCGATGAGTCAATCCGAGGAAAAGGTTGAATGCCCGTTGACCCACCTTTTTACTCCGGGTCTTTATACAAGAACCATTTTTATGCCTGCTGGGGCACTTATTATGTCAATGACTCACAGCACAAGGCATCCATTTATTATTAGTGTTGGCGAGGTTGATGTGATTTCACCAGAGGGTTCTGTAACTTATGTAGCTCCGTATATGGGCATAACCCAGCCCGGAACAAAAAGGTTTCTGCATGTAAGAAAGGACACAACATGGACGACCTTTCACGCCAACCCAAAAGATTTAATAGACCCGGACCAAGTTGGGGAAGATATTCTTGAAAAATGTAGTAATCCGCTAATTGATGAGAATCACCCAATGCAAAAGCCTTGGAGCAAAAATGAATCAAATTCAACAATTATCAATGCTATTGGAGATGTCATGACAATCGAAGAACTAAATACAAATAACAAGGAGGAAGATCAATTATGTCTTGGGTAGCAGTAGGAGTGGCTGGAGTTGGGGCAGCAACATCATTAATTGGTGGGCGTAAGAAAAAAGCAGGAAAACCACCCAAACCAGTTGATATTTTTAAGAGCGGTATT